CACGGCTTCCTGGATAATGTCTCGCATGGTATTCCTGAATTCTTCTCCCTGCTCCCATATGCGGTCCGACAGGAACAGCCCCTTTTTCGTTCGTGCCCAGCAAGCCTCCACTGCCTGGCGGTTCACCGTGGCAAACATTGTCCGAAGTCCTGTGATATCCATGCCGGCTTTTTTAAACAGGTCTAGTACAATAGCTTGACTGTATCCTCCGCCGGCTTCAACCGCCTGTTCAATGTATTGCTCGAAGGCTTTAGTAAGGTTGCCAGTCAGCCGGTCTGCTTCCGCCCTCAATGCCGCCTCCATCGCTTCTAACTGCCGCTTGCGCAGGTGGCTGGAGGGTGTTTTTAAAGCCAGCTGGCGCAGCTCCTTAGCCACCCTGTCCGCGGCTCTAATGTAAAGCCTTCGGATTTTAGGGTCCTGCTTCAGGCGTAATTCAATATACTTCTTCCGGGCCTCGAGTGCCCATTTACGGTAAGCACCGGCAGCGTCTTTGATTTCGTCTATTTCCCGGGACATTAGCTTTCAAGCTCCCTTTCAATCTCCTGCCGCTGCTCTTCCAAACCTTCTCCGTCCTCCAACCGGCGACGCATGATCCAGCTCTTTATTATGCGCTCTCTTTCTCCCGGTATGGCTGGATCATCGACCGCATACTCCTGCATGGTGTCAATGTACTGAGCCAGCAGATCCACAGCAGCATCAAGACTAATAAATCCGCCCATAAGGGCCGTGTTAAGCGCATTGACCAAGGTGTGAATGGTGTCTGCGTATTCCTTTTCATCTCTTTCAATTACCGCATCCCAGGTGATTCCCACTTCATAGCTCTCGAATCTCTTTCCGGTCATCTTGCTATGCATAACCAAGAGCATCCGGGCCAGGGTCTGCCAGTTCTCTGTCACCATTTCACGTTTTCTCGCTACCCGGCGAATGAGCAAAGGCATCTGTTCTTTTACGCTTGCGTGGCTGGAAGGAGTATGGACACCGAATGCAAACTCAGGTACTTCAGACACGTCTACAATGCAATAAAAGAGAAACTTCAGTAAAGCTTCTGCATCACCAATTGCTGACTGAGCCTCGATAAAGCTGGCGTCCTCTTCATCTGTAAAGATGAGTAACTCATGGCCTTTCAGATCGATATTAGCTTGCTCTCCGCGCTGAACTGCCTTTAGCGCCTCGGGAAAATTATTCTGCAGAAAGGCCTGCACATCCCGAAGCTTCAGCTTCAGCCTTGGTGTGCTGTGCATCTTGCTCCCTTGCATGGCGTGAAGCATGACGTCATGATAGGCTTTAAGATACGGCTCTATAGGTTCCAATTCGCTTGTGCCATATAACTCCGTTTCCTCCGGCTCGTTCCTGAAGTGAATAATCGGAATAAACCCCCAAGGGTTAGGCCGTATTTCACTAGTCAGACCTTCCGGTGCATCTCCCTCTACAGTAACTGTAATCCTATCGGCCGTTATTTTCTGTGTTACAGTATATTCCCGTCTTCCTTCATCCCATTTACTTCTAGCTTTAATTGTGTACGTAACAGGCTTTCTAGTGATTGAATCTATTTCAATATCCGCTATCTGCTCTGGCGGAATGATAATAAAATCAATCCGGTTTTCTTCATCTGGATAAAGCGGGTCATCGTTCTCCAGGTTGGCCAGCATCACAAAACAGTCGCCATCGCGCAGTGCTAACTGATGTGCTCTCTGCATTCGGCTAACCCAGCGATTAACGTGCTCATCCAGGACTTCCTGACCCTCTTCGTCCTTACACCGGAACCTTGGCACGCCCATGAATCCAGCTAAGGTGTTTATGATAGGCTTGGCAAACCCGGCACCTAGCTTGTAATCGTCATGGGTGTTGTGATACAACTGCCGTGCCAATTCATATTCAACCCGGCTGCTGTTCAGCACATATGGCACGTTCCATCGGCCACCAATAAGGCTGCCAAATTTGCCGAAAATGCCTTGTCTGAGTTTTGATATTTCCCCGACGGCTTTTTTTAACCATCCTTGTTTAGCCATATAATTTCGCCCCTCTCAATAACCCTACTCCATGCATGTTATATCTAATCATATCATCTTCCAATGCATACCTTACAGCGTCAATGGAGTGATTATCCTTATCTGGGAATTTGTTTTTGACCATTCCACTTCTGTCCGTTTCCAACGAGTAATTGATAAATTCCTTTGCGGCTAATGGACAACGCTGAGGGTCAATGATAATAGCCTCAAGGTCTTGCAACCATTTGATTCCGAATTCTACTGAACCCGGGCCTTTCTTTGCAGGAGTTACCCTGATGCCATAGCTTCTCAACTCATCAATTGATTTCGGTTCTGCACTATCTGCGACAGTGATTACATCGTTGTATTTTTGAATTTTCATCCATAATAAACGATTGGACAAGTTCAATCCAGCAACTTCTGCGAATATATACAACCTGCGCCTTGTTCCGTCGTAGTGCATACGCTCAAAACAAGCCGGGTGAGATGCATAACCAAAGTCCAATCCCTGACGTATTCGGTCAAACCGTGCAATTTGTTCATCGGTAATGGTTTCAAGTATTACATTGGTGAATACTTCCAAACCTGTTCCGATTTCTTCTCCGAGGTATTCGTATCTGTATGCAAGTTCATTCGTCTGCTTTAAATATTGCGCATCAGCTAAAAATCTTTCTCCCAACCAATGTTTTGGTACATCCAAGTATGATGAATGATGAACTCGTTTTCCCGGTTTCGGTATTTTTGCCTCTTGGTTCACCCATGAACGGGATGATTTTGGAGGGTTGTATGAGAAGAATACTACACGCCTTTGGTCTCCACCTCGGAATACTGATTGCAAAATGTTCCTTATTTCGTCCATACTACCGAATTGGTCAAGTTCTTCAAACCATGCATATTTGATGTAGCCACGGCCCAGGTTGATGGATTTAAGCTTTTTAGGGTTATCAGCGCCTCGAAAGATAACCCTCTGCCCAGTGGGTAGGTAAATGATCTGCATCGGGCTGACTTGCACGTGGAATAGGTGCCCCATATTCATCTTTGCAATAGTCCATTCAAACTGACCGATGACTGAATCCCGGAGTTCATTTTGATACCGCCGGAAAACTACTGCGTTTGCATCCGGGTCTCTCAACATCCCTAGAATTATTTCAATACTAATAAAAGTGGACTTTCCTGAACCACGTCCACCTTTTAGCCAATATTCATCATACAGTTCCTCTTTTAGCTCCCTATGCAATTCATAAAAGGATGGTGCAATTAATTCCGAAAGCCGGACATCTACCACCGGAGCCGTCATCATATGCATCATTCCTCGATTTCGCTATTGGTCTCCGTTGCATCATCTTTATCTTTTGAATCGCCTAAGTCATCCACTATCCTTACCACTGCATCGGCTGTTATATTCAATTTATCATTGAACAATCCTAAATGTTTACCAAGCAACTCCAATGCACGAATCTTATCATGCAATTTAATTTCCCGTTCAATCCCCATTCCATTCTTAGACGGAGTTCTTCTTACTCGGATAGATGATATTGCAGCGGTATCTTCTCGGGCGGCGCCGTTGCGTAATGATGCATCGTATTCGTTGATTATGTCTGTTGGATTCAAGAAAGCTATCTTTGCAAGCTCCTCAATCACCCTGTCCTGAGTTACCTTAGTCCTTTGTTCCCGCTCATACATAGCTAATTCAATAGCTTGCTTCACTTTGGGGTTATTTATGAGTTGATGACCTTGGAATTCTGCATTCGCCGGGCTATATCCCGCCCTTATCGATGCTTGTTTTGCATTAAGGTCAATTAAGTATTCTTGCACGAATAGGCGTTGTTTTGGAGTAAGTTTTAAACTATCCAATACGGATTTTGGAGGCATAGGGAGTAATGTTTTTGGTTTCATAGTTGATTTTTTCTTTTTTGCATCGTTATCGCCAAACTTGGTTCGAGTAAAGCCTTTCTTTTTCGAAGACATAATTCACCTCAATTTGATTATCAAAACCAATAGGTTAGGACGGGTACTTATACCCGCCCTTCAAATCGAAAATATATAAAATATATAGGAGAAAGGATTCCCAAAATCAATCATTTATAAACAATTGTTGCATCTTTTCCGTCTATTATTAGGTTGACTGCATTGAACGGAGTGAGGTCAAGTACTCCGAAAGTGTTCTTCCGGCTCAAACGTTCTTCTCTCGTTTTTCGTTGCCCGATTTCTCGAAGTTTCCTCCGAAAACCTTTTTTGTCAAAATTCCCGTTTTCATCAATATATTCCTTTAAATTGGCCAAAAGGGCTCCCCTCCCGATGGCTGGCACAGC